TGTTGATATGGTAGGCTTCTTGTTGTTCTCTGATAAAAATTCTTCGTGCCACGACATAATAAAACTCCTTTGTATAATTAGATAATTTCGTCAGCAATACCCATTTTAATTGCTTCCTCTGCAGAGATGTAAACATCCTTCTGAGTCTTTAAAAGCTTCTTTATTTTAGATGGAGTCAACTTTGTATAATTCGCTAGTGTCTCTATGTACCTCTCTTGGACCCACCTAATCTCTTCTAGTTCGTTTTCCATGGAGAAAATGGTACCTCCAGTACCAGCCATAACATTGTGAAGCATTATGCGACAGTTTCGGCCGACCTTGCGCTTACCTTTTGTCCCAGCGGCGAGTATTGGTACGCCTGCTGACATTACCTTTCCGACACCAAATGTTTCAATGTCGCATGTTCTTTTCTTTACCATATCCATGATATCTAAAATCGAGAACATATCAGAAGCTACTCCGCCGTGGGTAGATATCATCATTGCAATTGAACGAGCCACAACAACAGGCATAGAGTCTGGATCTGAAGGACCCTCTAACATCGGAGTATGAGATGTGTTCTCTAGATACAATAACGCTGCTACAACATCTGCCCCTTTTTGCTCAGTAATGTCACCATAAAGGTTTATGGTTCTTAGTTCAGATTCTTGATGAGCAGGTGCTTGGATGTTGTTAACAATAACAATTTGCTTATCTTCATCTTTAAATTTCTGATTTTCTTTCTTTTTGTTCTTCTTTTTTGGAGTGGTTGATAATCTCTTAGTCATTTTGCACCTCTTTCATCTCAATAATTTGATTTACTTTATCCGAGTTTAAAAATTTAGTCCAGTCAATTTCTGATCGGAATGTCCTTTCAAACACATATATATCTTCGCTTGTCGAGGGAATATACCCGTATGAAACGCACATCCAACCCGGGAGCGCTTCTTCTAATTCTGATTGTTCCTCTGTTGTTCTTATTTGTAGCTTGATTGTTTCTCTATCCACTTTCCAGTAATCACCTTTCACTCTTTTCATTTTCCGAAAGCCTCCGCACTTTTTGTATTAAAGCGTCCGCTTCGGGCCAAGATCTATAGTTCGCGTACTCTCTACCATTGGCAGGGATAGCCTTTAAAAAAAGTAAGGTGTACACTTCCATGAGGATATTAACCTTCTGCACCTCTTTCTTTAAATACTCTTCGGCAGTTGTTTCTTCTGTTGTTTTTAATTTAAATCTTTCGTTAGCAGAAAATTCAGCTGCAGCCATGTGGACTGTATACACTGATTCCAATACCTGTAAAACTGCTGCGGACATTATTAAATAAAACCTTTTCTTTTTCCTTTGTTGTTCAAGAAAAAACACAGCTTTGGTCAATAGTGCTCCTGTGGCGAACATCAAAATAGAATAGAGTTGTATTTCGTTCATGGTACTATGATACCACCTTTCTTAGGACAAGTCAAGAAAAAGGCTCCAGTGACCTATTAAGGTTTGGAGCCTGCAAAAACAAGTGATATTGTATTATTTTGTTTTACTTTCTATCTGTTAAGCTTAGCTGCAACAAGTCTCTTTGTTACTCTCTTAAGCACTTCATTAACTAAATCTTCTTGGTCGAGGTCTTCTTCCTCTTCTTCTGCCTCCATGTCGTCCATGTCGGCCATGTCGTCCAGGGCACCCATGTCAGCATCATCAGCATCTTCCATGCCGCCCATAGCTTCCTTGAGTCTCTCACCGAGGTCGATCAATAGCTGAGCTTCTTCTTCTGTCAAACTCATGTCTGCTACGCCTGCTTCAGGCTCCATGTCCATGTCGTCGCCCATGTCAAGTTCAGCGTCCATCTCCATGTCATCCTCTTCTGCTCCGAGTTCCTCGTCTTCCATCTCGTCCTCGGCTTGCTCTTGAATCGCATCGGTTTCAGGCTCGACTGCTTCCTTCTTTGCATACTTCTTCATGGCGGGATGCAGCTCCTTATCGGCTAGCTCTTTCGCGGATGACGTTGCATCTCTGGTCTCATCTCCGATGTTATCGTTATCAGAATCGTCCTTTTCCTTGGCCGTCTCTGATAGGAAGTTGTTGGTAAGGGTATCGACGTTCGCCAACTTCATGAAACGTCTAATTGTGTTCTCTGTTAATAGTTTGTTGTCACTCATTTTATTATCTCCTTGTTTTTGAAAGTAGTGATCATTATAATAATACAACTATAAATAGTAAGTTTTGGTTAGAAAAGTCATAATTTTATTCGCTTGGAAAGTTTCTTGAGCGCTTGTTTTTCTATTTGAGAAACTCTCACCAAAGATATGCCCAATCTCTTAGCGACTTGTTCTAGTGTCATTGGTCCATGCTTTCGTATTGCTGTATAGACGCAGTTATCATCTTCAGGGTAATCTATCCAGCACCTTTCCTTGTCTTCTTCTTTGCAAGAATTGCATCTTTCATCACTCATATTCCTTTGTATCCATTTCAATCATATCAAATATATCCTGTTTGTCTGTTTCTGTTATTCCTAGATTTTCTAAAATTTCTTTACCTCTTTCAAGGTCTCTTTTTGTTCTTTTTAATTTTTGCCTACCCATAGTACTGTATTCTTTCTTAATCTTCTCTATCACCGACATCATATCAGTATCATTATCTAAATATAATTTTACAATACCAGCAAAAAACTTTGTCTGGCTTAAATTATCATACCTGAGCCTAATTTTCAAATCTGCCGACGTTTTTTCGTAGACGGAAAAAACAAACTTTACAATCCTATTAGGTTCTTTCATCTTGTAAGTATGTGTGTAGAACTTTCTCTTTGGCCTGATTGAGTTTGTCTAACAAATGTAGCATTTGTTCTTAACTCTTTCACATTTCTAGCTCCCGAATAAGATAATCCAGACCTGATGTTTTGAGAAAGGTCTCTTAGGATATTTTCTACTGGTCCCTTATATGGTATCGTTGTTGAGACTCCCTCCAGAGAAGAGGTTCTACCCCTCCAATCCATCTGGGCTTCTCTGGATGCCATACCTCTGTACGCTTTATACTTTTCTCCCTCGACGTTTGTAAATATTTCTCCAGGGGACTCTGTAGTCCCCGCTAACAAGCTGCCGAGCATCACAAAGTCTGCGCCGGCAGCAAGAGCCTTTACAATATCACCTGCATTTCTTATGCCGCCGTCAGCTATAAGCCTAGCTCTTTTAAGTCTGTGCGCACAAATAAGTACAGAGTGCAAAGTAGGAATACCGTGTCCAGTCTGCAGACGAGTGCTACAAATACTACCGCCGCCCACTCCAACCCGAATCGCATCTGCTCCCCAATCTTCTAAATCTAAAGCAGCCTCCGCGGTGGCGACATTACCAGCAATAACGTCGATCTTTTCACCGAAGGTGCTTTTTATGTTTTTAATAGCGGCTTCTACATTGCTGTGGTGCCCGTGCGCAACGTCTATACATAAACTAAATGCTCCGGCTGAAACCAAACTTCCCGCTCTGTCTGTGAGGTCTTCTCCGACACCGACTGCGGCCGACACCTTAGATGCTCCCTCTTGCAGAGCGGCTTCTACCAGTTTACACTGATCCTTAATTGAATTGTATCTATGAATAATTCCGAATCCACCTGATTTGTTCATGGCAGTAGCCATTTTAGATGATGTGACCGTGTCCATAGGTGACGATATAATCGGCAATTTAAAATCTGTATTTGGTAGATCTGCGCTGATGTCTATCTCTGACCTGCTGGAAATATTACTGTGTTTTGGGACAAGTAATACATCATCAAAACTAAATGTTAGTGCATACATTTCATTCATCTTCACCTCCTCCTTCATCATAACACTCTGTACAAATTAAGTCAATATTTTCTGATGATTTATTTATTCTCCAATCGTCAATATTCTCTCCGGAGTGTGGTGGGCGCCCACAACTTGTGCATACAACCTGCTTTTTAAACTTTGACATTGATGTTTTAAAGTCTTTCATGAATCTCTTCTTAGCTGATACGAGTTGACGTCTTTTCAGTTTTCTTCTAAAGTTAGCCATCACTTATCTCCAGTAGAGCCAAGCGCGCCAGAGCCGCGGCTGGTTTGGCCGCCATAGATGTTGTCCTCTTCGATCACCTGCAGCGTAGGTTTTGCAATTTGAACAAATACTCCTTGTGCTATCTTTTGACCTGGTTCAATAAACTGTGGCTGGTCTCCGACATTGTGAAGATTTACAAAGATCTCCCCATCATACCCTTCGTCGACAACACAGGCGCCGGTGATGAGGTGTCTCTTGCTAGCAACACCAGATTTATTCATCACTTGGAGCATGCAATTTGAAGGTACCTCAACCTTGACCCCTGTCTGTAATAGTACAGATTGGCCTGGTGCGATCCTCTTTGCCACTGTTGGTTCAGATGGACAGAAGAAGAAATCCATACCAGCATCAGTGTTGTGAGCCCGGTGAGGTACCTTGGCTTCAGGTCTCGTCTTGTATACTCTAACAACCTCAGACATTACAAATTCCTCCTGAAAGATCCTTTTCATCCAACAGCGTATATGTAAAGCTGTTACCCCATTGGTCTCGTGCGTCATCACATGTTTCCATAAACTCAGCAAAGTCTACGCTACTCTGAAACACTTGGCACCCAGCGGATACTCCTCCTGGGTTGGCCAGTGCCGTTGAGCCTCGGTGCTTGTGAATGTTGATTCCGAACCAACCCTTTTCTTCTGGGCCGTGAGTGTCTGGAATCTCATCTCTATTGTTATCTCTCCATACCTTTACTTGGCCGCCGATTTGAATCAGGGCTCGGTGGCCACGAGTCTGGTTTCCGTGCCATCCAGTCTTGTACGTAGATCTATATTGTCCCGGGACTAAAATCGCTGTCCCTTTGTGCCTCACTTCTTTGATGGGCCATCGAAGGATCCTGGGTCCTGGCTCTGTCGTGACAGAATATACATCACATACCCATTCTCCGCTCACCTTATAGATAACATTGATAAAGTCATCAAATTTAGTTGCATCGCCTGAGTCGTTTCTCACTCCGACAATGTTGAGGTTGTAGTCCCCATTCTCGAAGAAGGCATAACCCTTGTCTCCAAGTGCCTTCTTGTATTGTTCTGCCATTACCTTAGCTGGCAGGCCTGTTAGTTTAGCCATTTTCTTTTCTCCTTATGCTAATAATCTGAACATTTTTCTCATGCTATATGTGGAAAAGCCCCACTGCTGGTTGTAATTCAACCTGGCCATATACGGCCTATTAATATGAATGATATCTTTGTTCGGGTCAACACCCCAACATCTTATTACACTCGTTTCATTATTATCGTCAATAACCTTCACTACATAAAAGTTCTTTCCGTTCTTAGACTTCTTCAATTTACACTCTCGCGGAATAAACCAAGTCACGCCAAGCTCTGGATCAAACTCTGAAATGGGTGGTATATAAAGTTCGTCTAGTTTCTGCCTCACTCTCGGTGTAACCACAGCACTGATAGGGAAGACACCAGTCAGGTTGACTAGGTGTTCTAGTTTCTCTTCCTCACTAAAATCTCCCTCTGGAGCGTACAACTCGATGTTCTCTATAAGGTTCTTCTCTTTTCTTGGACGCTTTTCGGAAATCGCGGTCCAAAAATGTTTCAACCCAGTGAATCTTTCATCCATCAACTCGTTCATCGCCTGTGCCAGGGTCAGCGCATGGATAGATTTTTTGTTCAACTTTGAATACACGATATCTGGATGGAACAAAAACTCCTCCACCGTTTTAAACGGTCGGTGTTCGATAATTTGTTCGATCGCTTTGATACCCAGCCCCTTAATTGAAGATAGTGGCTGCACCAGTGTCCTTCCGTCTTCGGAGATCTCCCAATTAACACCGGAAGTGTTGACGTTTAGCGGCTCTACGCTATACCCCAACGACTTGGCTGTCGCAATTGCTCGCTCTTTTCTGGTCTCTGGTTCCTTATCTAGGAATGCGGCTAGCCACTCTGCTGGGTAATAATTAAGTAAATAAGCACACTGATAAGATAAGACACAGTAGGACACAGCGTGAGACTTGTTAAAGCCGTAACCGGAAAAGTACTCAAAGGTTTCCCACAATTCTCTTGCTTCATATTCTTTCATTCCTTTCTCGACACAACCCTTTTTGAACTTGTCGAAGATTTTGTCTTTCTCAGCCTGAATTCCATCAGTACCCTTCTTAGTAAGTAGTTTCCTGAGCTTGTTACCTTCATCTAGAGATAGATCCTTACCCAGTTTGTGAGCCAACATAGCGATTTGTTCCTGGAAGATGAGGAACCCATAAGTCTCCTCCGTTACTTCACGAACCTGCTTGTTGATGTATTCTACTTCTTGCGGTGCCTTCTTTGCGCCGATGTACTTTCTGTCAACACCTGCTGATAGGGGGCCTGGTCTGTAGATAGAAGTGATAGCCGACAAGTCAATGATGTTGTCTGGTTTCGCATTCTTGCAGAACGATTGGGCCCCAGACTCTGTGAACTGGAAGATTCCTGCCCACTTTCCCTTGTGGAAGATATTCTCCCAGACTGCTCGATCTTCCAAATCAATCTTCTCTGGGTGTAGATTTTCGTCATAGAATGCCTTGATATCTGCAAAAGTAGGGTCCTCCATTCCGTGATGGCGCTTGAGAATGCGCTCGATGGCGCCTTCCAACATACGAAGTGAAGCAAGACCCAGGATGTCAAACTTGATGAAGCCCATGGGTTCAAGGTGCCTTACGTTCATACCCTCGGACCAAGGTGTTTGTCGAACTCCTCCTGAGTTGATAAGCGGCATCCACTGATCTAGATTTTCACCTACAACAACACCACCAGCATGACGTGAAGCTGAACGTGTCTGCCCATACAGTTTCTCAATGTGAGTCTTGATGTGTGGGTACTTCTCCAGAAATGCTTGCAAGGACTCTGAGAACTCCATCAATTCTTCAAACGTGGGAGCATATACACCAGCCGTGATGCCATGCTTCGCCTTGGCCCGAGGTGTTGCCTCGTAGACCATCTTACTTGTTACGTTGTTTACTTCCGTGAACTCGATACCGTAGAACTTAGAGATGTCCTTGATGAGTGAGCGCAACTGAAGCGTGTTCCAGTTGGTAATAGGAACCACAGAGTTATCACCCCACTGGTCAATTAGGACTTCCTTGAGGACCATTGGGTCTGATACATCATAGTCAATATCTGGGTAACCCGATCCGCCCTTGGTTAAGAATCTCTCAAACTGAAGGCCGTACTTGATGGGATCAACCTGAGTAATGTTCAAAACGTATGCAACGAGGGATCCTGCTGCAGAACCTCGACCTGCTCC